CCTACGGCCCGGGCACCGACTACGACAAAGGCGTGCTGACCGCCAAGCTGATCTCGCGCAAGGCCGACATTCTGGCCCGTGTGGCCGCGCTGCAGCCCCAACCGGCACCAACCCCCAAGCCCGCGCCCGCGAGCGCGCCTGCGCCCGCTGTGGCCGCGCCTGCGGCCCCCACCGGCTCGATCACCGTAAAGGGCGAGAAGCTGACCTTCGTGGAGGGCAAGTCCAACAAGTTCTGGCAGGTCGCAGTTGTCGGCACCAAGGTCGTCACGCAGTGGGGCAAGAACGGCACCGAGGGCAACCAGACCTTCAAGGATATGGGCACCGTCAAGGCTGCCGCCAAAGAGGCCGACAAGCTCTGGCACTCGAAAAAGGCCAAGGGCTATCAGGACGCGGGCTTGGTGAACATGAAGGTCACCGGGGCCGCCGCCGCGACGATCACCTCGACTGCGCCTTCTGCGCCGCCCACGGCCGCTGCCCCGACGGTCAAGCCCGCCAAGCCCATGTTCACTGGAGTTCACGCCAAGACGTATTCGGACGTCGCCGATGGCCTGCTGCGTGGTGACCCGATGACCGTGCTTGGTGCTTTGGGCACAGCGCCGCAGGGCAAACTGACCATCACTGCCGGCGGGAACAAGGTCACGATTTTCAACCCGCCCAAGTCGCCTGACGGCAAAGCGCTGTTCAAGCTGCACAAAGACCTCGTCGCCTACCACGAGGCGTTGAAGGCCGCGCCGCCTGCGCCGACCGCCGCGCCCGCAAGCCAGATCGAGAAGCCGACCAACTGGCCGTTCACGGGCAAGGCCCAGTTCTACAACGACCTGACCGACAAAGCGCAGTCGCTGCACGCCGCCAGTGATCTGGCCGGCCTCAAGGCGATGAAGTTCAAAGGCACCGGGCTGATGGTGTGGCCTGCCAACAGCGCCAACGGTGCGCTGATGACCGACTACCACAGCAAGCTCGTCGCCGACCTCGAGGCCAAGCAGGCGACGGCCACGATGCAGGCGGTGCACACCGCGCAGCAGACGCTGTCCACGCCCGTGCAGAACCCGCCCAAGCCCGGGACCACCGCCCCCGGGAACGCGGCCGCCATGCCGGACTTTGGCAAGGCCAAGCTGCCGACGAGCAACAGCAACGCCGCATCGAACAACGCCAAGGTCGACAAGATCGCCGAACTGGCGTCCAAGGGCGACGTGAAGGGGCTGCTGTCGCTCAACTTTGGTTCCAACAACTACGCGAAGAAGCAGGCGCAGTTGGCGAACGACGCGCTGAAGGCGCTCGGCTCGCAACACTCCGTTGCTGCAGGGCAGAAGGCCAACTCGCACCCGGCGCTGTTCGGCGGTCAAAGCCCGGTCAACGTTGCCGCCGCTGCTGGTAAGACCAAGCAGCCGATGCCGGCCTCTCACCCGGCCACCAAGGTCAAGGTCGATCCTGCCAAGTTCCCGGCAACCCCGGTGTTTGTCACCTCCAACGCCGCCGTCAAGTCCGAGAACGAGGGACACGCGCAGGCGCTGCTGATGCTCGGCACCAAAGGCGACCTGAAGGCGCTCAAGGACTACGACAAGTTCTCGCAGAAGTCCCAGAAGCTGACCGAGTTCAAGCAAGGGCTGATCGAGTCGCTTGAGCAGCAGCTTTTCCCGCCGCGAGGCAAGTCCGGCGTTCACAAGAACCCCCCGCCCATCGGCGTTGCAAAGACTCCGCTGAAGGCGCTGTCCGACCACGCGGCCCACTTCGCGCCGGTCAAGGTGACCGAGGCTTACAAGGTCACCGCTCACCACAAGATCTGCCGCCTATGTCGTGCTTGGCAAGACGGACGCTGCCACGGTGATGAAGGCGTTTGACGACAACTACAAGGCGCAGGAGCTTCCGTCCAAGCTCGTCGCGGCACACAACCAGATTGCCGAAAACGCGACCGCGAAGCAGAAACAAGACATCTCAAAGTACGTCGGCAGTTGGTCCTACGGTGCCAACGACCAGATGCGCAACAAGGGGCACATCACCAGCGAGATTCGTTCGGTGTCCAACTCGATCCACGCGCTCGTGCAAGAGTTGCCGCCCGGGACTTCGCTCAAGCGCAACCTGTCCCTGCAAGGCGCTGGTTTGGCCGCGCTGCAGGCCGCGCAGCCCGGGGACATCATCCAGAGTCCGCAGTTCGAAAGCACCGCAGACGCCGCCGGCCACTACGGCAGCGGCAAGAACGTGCAGCTTCGTCTGGTCACGGCTCCGGGGGCCAAAGGCATCTACATCGGCAAGTCGCTTGGCCTCGGCGGCGAGAGCGAGATGCTGATGCCGGAAAACGCCCGCTACGCCATCAAGCGGGTCTACGAGAGCGGCGGGAAAACCATCGTCGAGGCGATTGTGCTTCCGACGGTGAAAGGCTCGCTGGAATGACCAAAACGATCAATACTTGAGCCATGACCCAAGATCGCTCCGACAAACTCGGCTCCGGCATCCCCTCGCAGTTGGCGGAGGCCGCCGGCCGTCCAATCCTCGCCAGCCTGACCACCGTCTCGGACCTGCTGCGCACCTTTGTGGCAGCCGCCATTGACCGCCGCGCTCTCTACCTCGACCAGAAGATGAGCGGGGCGGAGGCGCAGGGCAAGGACGTCGAGGAGGCCCGGGCGCTGGCCGACCTGCTCAACGGCAAGGGACCGCGCACCGCCGACTTCTTTGTGCAGCCGTGGAACAGCCCGGAGCAGATGGGCAACTCGCTCAAGGAGACTTACGGCCTCGAATGCACCGACGAGGAAGCCGTGTTCACGATCTTGATCTCGATGATCAACGAGGTGTACGGGACGGTTGATTTCCTCAACGAGCAGGAGCGGGATGTAGAGGAAAACGGATGGATGATCGACGGCATCATCGAAATGTATGCCTACGCCATCCTTGGCCTGCCGTGGGACGACGACGAGTGAAATCGGTGTCCAGCCCGTGATATTTCACGGGTGAGAATCACGGACGAAATACTCTCTGCGCCGCCTCCGGGCGGCGTAGTTGTTTCAGACGCGGCACAATCCCGCCAACCGGGAGTAAGGCCGTGTTTCACATCAACTTTGAATTCGCCAAGGCAGACACCACCGGCCGCTATGTGCGCGGCTGGGCCAGCGTTGTCACGGACGGTGGCGTCCCCGTGCAGGACCATCAGGGCGATATCATCGCCATCGATGACATTCGCAAGGCAGCCCACAAGTACATCTGTGACGCTCGAGTTGCCAAAGCGATGCACACCGGCCAGCAAGTTGGCGAGGTTGTCGAGAGCGTGATCATCGACGACGAATTCGCCAAGGCACTCGGCGTCACCGACCAGCGTCGCGGCTGGTGGATCGGGATGGAGATTCACCACCCCGACATTCAGGCCGACGTCCGCAAAGGAAAGCTCCGTGCGTTCAGCATTGGCGGGCGCGGCAAACGAACACCCGTGGAGGCTTAACGTGGCTCAAAAACTCACCGACATGATCATCGACGAGATTTCCATCGTCGACGACCCTGCCAACGAGCAAGCCCGTGTGGTCATCACGAAGATGAAGGCTGCCCCCGAGGGGCAAACCGGGTCCGAGGGTCTCTCGGGCGAAATCGACACCGCCTCGGCGGATCAGATCAAGGAGTTCCAGATGGACATGGAAAATCTGGCGAAGGCTCTCGAAGACGCCGAAGCCAAACTCGAAACGCTCGAAAAGCGAACCTCGGATGCCGAGAGCGCGCTCGCCGACGCCACCGAGGTGATCAAGGCCAAAGAGGCCGAGATCGCTGAACTGCAAAAGGGCTACGCCGCCAAGGCCAACAAGTCCGACGACAACGACGAGGACGATCAGGACGAGGAAAAGAAGGTGATGAAGTCCCTTCCCGACTCGATCAAGAAGCGCCTCGAGAGCTTCGAGAAGCGCGCCGCCGAGGCCGAAGCCACTCTCGCCAAGATGCGCGACGAGAAGGACACCGCCGACGCCATCGCCAAGGCCAAGTCCCTGAACTTCGGCAAGGCCGAGGAAGTTGGTCCGCTGCTGATGCGCGTCAACAAGGGTCTGACCACCGCCGCCGACGCCGAACTGCTGGAGCGCCTGTTCAAGGCTGCCGGCGAGCAAGGCAAGGTGACGCACCTGTTCAAGTCGGTCGGCAGCGATGTTGCCGTCGATGGCGACCCCGAAGTGCTGATCAAGGCCAAGGCTGGCGAAATCCAGAAGGCCAACAACGGCATGACCTTTGAGCAGGCGTATGCCAAGGCGATGGAAGAAAACCCGTCGCTCTACAACGCCTACATCGCCAAGCGCCGCGCTGGCTAAACCCTTTTTGAACAGGAGACTGACATGTCTTTCGGTAACGTCAATCACCACGTCGTCTCGCTGCCTGCAGCGGCCGACCTCTCGACCAAGCAATTCCTTGCTATCAAGGTCAACTCCAGCGGCCAAGCTGCTGTCGCTGGTGCCGGCGAATTCGCCGTCGGCATCCTGCAGAACAAGCCCGCGTCCGGCCAAGCCGCGACCGTGGCCTACGGCGGCATCTCGAAGGCCATCGCTGGCGGCAACGTCACTGCTGGCATGACGCTGGCTGCCGACTCCACCGGCAAGCTGGTGAACGCTGCTGAAGCCACGGTGAACACCAGCGACGCTGGTGCTGCCGGCGATGCAGTGGTTGCGAGCAACGTCATCGGCGTCGCGCTGGCCTCCGGCGTGTCTGGCGATGTGATCCCGGTGCTGGTCCTGATGGCCGGTGCTACCCCCACGACCGCCGCCTAATCGGCAGCTTGAACTGAAAGGAGATTCGACATGAATCCGACTCCGGGCGACGTCCACGTCAATACCCCGCTCACCAACATCTCGATTGCGTTCCTGCAGAACGCGGCGAACTTTGTTGCCACGCGGGTGTTCCCCAACATCCCCGTCTCCAAGCAGAGCGACCGCTACTACGTCTACGACCGTGGCGACTTCAACCGCGACGAGATGCAACTGCGCGCTCCCGCGACCGAGTCGTCTGGTGGTGGCTACCGTCTGGACAACACCCCGACGTACTTCGCCAACCGCTTCTCGTTCCACAAGGACATCCCGGACGAAGTGCGTGCCAACGCCGACGCCGTGCTGAACCCGGACCGCGAGGCCACCGCCTTCGTGACCCACAAGGCGCTGATCAAGCGCGAAAAGCTGTTCACCAACTCGTACTTCAAGACGGGCGTGTGGTCGACCGACATCACTGGTGCTGCCTCCAGCCCCAGCGCCGGTCAAGCGCTGCAGTGGAACGACGCCAACTCGACCCCCATCGAGAACGTGCGTCTTGCCAAGCGCACCATCGCTGAGTCGACCGGCTACGAGCCGAACAAGCTGGTTCTGGGCCGCGCCGTGTTCGACGCGCTGCTGGACCACCCGGACATCATCGACCGCATCAAGTACGGCCAAGCTGGCGTGGGCGCTCCCGCGATGGCTGGTTCGGACACGCTGGCCCGCCTGTTCAACGTGGACGAGGTGCTGGTGATGAACGCGGTCGAGAACACCGGCAAGGAAGGCCAAGCCAACGCCCACAGCTTCATCGGCGGCAAGCACGCGATGCTGGTTCACAGCACCAGTGCCCCCGGCCTGATGACGCCCACCGCTGGCTACACCTTCTCGTGGACCGGCCTGCTGGGTTCCGGTGCCGAAGGCAACCGCATCAAGTCGTTCCGCATGGAAAACCTCGGTGCTGACCGCGTCGAGATCGACATGTGCTTCGACATGAAGCTGGTGTCGGCCGACCTCGGCTACTTCTGGAACGGCATCGTCGCCTAAGCGGCGGTCCGTTTCGCCTTAGAACGGGGGGAGTCGGTTCACGCCGCTCTCCCCGTTTGCACACTCTGGAAAGCCATGCAGAGATTTCATCGTGAGCCATTTGCACCTGACGCTCAATACGCCTGCGCCAAGCCGTTTGTGATGGCTGGCGTGGCCTACGAGAGGGGTCAGGTTGTTGCTACCGGCACCATCGAAACGCGCCGCCTTCGTCAGATGTACGAGTCGCGCATGGTCGAGATGATTGCCAAGGAAAAGACCGCTGCGCTGCTCAAGCCTGCCGCCCCTGCGCAACCCGCAGCGCCGCAGAGCAACGAGCGACGCACCGAACATCGCGGCTTCGGCCGTTGGTTTGTGATTGAGGCGGACGGCACCGAACACGGGCCGTTCACCAAGGATGTGGCCGAGGCCCGCGTTGCGGGGTAAGGATCGAACATGGCACTGATCGTCGAAACCGGGACTGGACTCGCCGACGCCGACAGCTACATCACGCTGCTGGCGTTTCAGCAGTTCTGCGACAAGCGGGGCTACAACTACGACGCCTACGATGACGAGGTGCAGGAGCAAAAGCTGCGCGTCGCCACCAACTACAT